GGAAGATGGTTGAGAATATCTGTCAGGCGCTTGCGCGTATCGTAATAGGTGAACAGATGCTCATGATCGCACGGCGCTTGCGCGTGGTGATGACCGTGCATGACGCCGTAGGGGCCATTGCTCCTACGGAGGAAGCAGAAGAGGCCCAGCGATTCGTTGAAGCCTGTATGCGCATCCGCCCCAAGTGGGCAACGGCACTACCGCTAAACTGTGAGAGCAAGAAAGGACTAAGCTATGGGGGTTGATACTGGGCCAGCGTGTATGCGCTGTGCGTATTCGGGTGGGGACTACCGCCTAGAGTGCAGGATAAAACCACCGTCACCGGACTACAAAAACTATGGGCGCATGTTCCCTATCGTGAGGCCAGATGACTGGTGTTCAAAGTATAAAGCTAAGGCGGAGCCAGAGCCAGAGCCAGAGCCGAGCGAGGGTATCCAACAAATACTTGATGAGTGGGAGGAATATTAATGACCGAGTATCAATTCACCAAAGACTGGTTCAACTGGGCACCAGAGGTTTGGACGCAGCTTACCCCCATGCTGTCAGGCGAAGCGGGTAAGCGCAACTTTCTTGAGATCGGTTCCTTCGAGGGACGCAGCGCCATCTGGATTGCCGAGAACATGATGCAGGACGGTGACCGCCTTAACTGCATCGACACATGGGAAGGCGGTGAAGAGCATAGCCAAGAGAACATGAGCGAAGTGGAGGAACGGTTCCGACACAACCTAACCGTTGCCGCTAAGACCTACCCAGAGCGCGTTATTGTGCAGCAGAAGGGCACTTCTACTCTCGCACTGGCACATAAGATTAGGCACGGTGCTTTCTACGACTTCATCTACATCGACGGGAGCCATATCGCTAAGGATGTGCTGACTGACGCCTGTATGACTTGGCCGTTGCTCAAACCCAAGGGGATGATGGTGTTCGACGATTACATGTGGGGCAATCCGCGTGACATCCTGCACCGTCCCAAGCCAGCCATCGACGCCTTTTGCAATATCTTTGCGGAAGAAGCAGATATTGTCCACGTTGGGTATCAACTAGTAGTACGCAAGAAAGGATAGGGATATGGAATATGTATTTTTAGGGATGAGCTTGTTCGTAGGGTTTTTCTCCCTTTACGTACTTGGCCGGATGAGCAGGTATTGGGACATTAAGAACCTCAAGGAAGAAAACGAGCGGCTCAATGCCGAACTGCATAAGCTGACGGACCGCGACGAGCGTGGCCGTTTCCGAGGGGGTAAGTAGTGCCAGTAGTAAGACGGTCCATGACGGTATGGACACCCGAGAAGGACGCAGAGTTACTGACTTATTACCAGCATGGCTTGAGGCCAGCATATATGGCGGAACGAATGGGGCTTACGATTGCCGCCGTGGAGGGCCGCTATCACAAGCTAAAGAGAAAGCAAAAAGCAAATGACGGATGAAATTAAAGTACCTACCAAGCGCCCCAGCCTGATGATTGCTACTCCCATGTACGGTGGTATGTGCACGGGAACTTATGTGCAGGGCTTGCTGATGACCATGGCGAAGATGCGGGAAATCGGCATCAACGTGGCATGGTGTCAGATTATGAACGAAAGCCTCATCACCCGTGCCCGTAACGAACTGGCCCGTGTGTTTCTTGAGAGCGACCATGACTACCTCATGTTCATCGACGCTGACATCGGGTTTGACCATGAAGCTGTCGCGCAGCTTATGCTGGCAGACAAGGACATCGCCTGTGGCATCTACCCCAAGAAGGAAGTGAACTGGGATAGCGTCAACCGTGCTGCCCTCGAAGGCAAGCCGAACCTTGCGGACCATGCCGGAGCTTTTGTGTTCAACATGGTAGGCGGAGAGCACCAAGAAACAGATGAGACTGGGTGCATCGAGGTCCGCCATGGTGGCACAGGCTTCATGCTCATTAAGCGAGGGGTGTTCGAGCATCTTATACCCCATGTCCCAACCTATCGCGTATCGTCATTCCAAGACCCAGAGACTGGCGAGTACGTAAAGCCTTTGACCTATGAGTTTTTCGCTACGTCTATCGACGCATCGGGAGCACTGCTGTCAGAGGATTACCATTTTTGCGAACTGTTTCGCAAACACGGGGGTCAAATCTACGCCCACCCCTTCATTCGACTGACCCACACAGGCACCTATGTGTTTGACGGGGACATTCTGAAAAGCGGCGGAAATCTAAAGTAAGGAGCGAATGAAAATGCAAAGGAAGAAAAAACTAGGCGAAAAGGTTATCAAGCTGTTGGAGCAGGGTTACACACCTACGGAAATAACCCAGCGTATGGCGGTAAGCTACAACTATGCATGGAAGTTATGGAAGGATATGAAGGAAGCGGCGCAGGAAGCCGAAACCTTGACCGAAGCTGTGAAGGAAACTTTGCATAATATCACGCAGGGTAGGCAGCAGTACCGCGAGGCAGTCGAAGCTGATACTAACGTAGACGCAATCCTTAATGAGCGTGCGGGTAATTACGGACCGTTTGCTACCCAAGCAACGATTGCCCAGCGGTTGAAGCACGTGGCCCACACTGCGGCTGGCGAACAGGGTAAAACCTTCGCTACCGACCAAGCCGAAGCACTGGACATGATATTCAGCAAGATTTCGCGTATCCTAAACGGCGACCCAAACCACCTAGATAGCTGGACCGATATAGCTGGCTATGCTACGTTAGTGGCTGACCGTTTAGAAGGGAAAATCAGATAGCATGACAGCATGGTCCTATAGCAGCATTAAGACCTTCGACCAATGTCCGAAGAAATACTTCCACCTCAAGGTTGTGAAGGACGTCAAGGATGACCCCGGCGAAGCCGCTGTCTATGGGACCGCTGTTCACGAGGCGGCTGAGTTGTTCATCAAGGATGGCACACCCATCCCTGAGAAGTTTGCATACATGCGACCCATCGTGGAGCCGTTGGCGGCTAAGCGGGGCACGAAGCACACCGAGTTGAAGCTGGGCGTCAGGAAGACGGATACTGGCTACGAACCATGTGGCTTCTTTGACAAGGACGTATGGTGGCGTGGCATCGTCGATTTGCTGATTGTGCATGGCAAGACTGCCTACATGATTGACTACAAGACAGGTAAGAGCGCCAAGTATGCGGACATGAAGCAGTTAGACCTTATGGCTGGTGCGCTATTCGTAAAGTACCCAGACCTGAAAGTTATTAAGTCGGCGCTGGCCTTCGTGGTTAGCAATGAGTTTGCCCCCAAGGTCCACAAGCGCGAAAAGCTGGCCAAGTATATGTCGGTGTTCGATGACCAGTTGGACCAGTTGGAAGCTGCCATGGACAACGGTATCTGGAACGCCAAGACAAGCCCACTTTGTGGATGGTGCCCCGTCACCTCCTGTGAGCATTGGAAACCAAGGAGAAGATAATGAGCAAACATGGATTTAAATTACTGAGCCGCGAGGAAATCAGGCAGCTGCCCATCGGCGCTACTGAGCGCGAACCATATGGTGCATATATCACGAAAGACGGTGAGGAGGTTCTGTTCGACCGAGGCTACAGCCCCATGCTGCGCCGCGATAAAGACAAGACCAATGTGCGCAAAGCATCTGGTTGGGTTGACCACGTAGCGCAGGTTTGGTTCTATGAGGACACAAATAGCCCACGGGGGCCACGCCATTTAAAGCGCACTAAGGATACCATTAGCCGCTGCGATATGGTGCTAGAAGCGTTCAACGCTGGGGAGTCAATCGCCCCCTATATATGGAACGGAGATAAAAATGTCGTCCAATAATCAAGCTGTGAGCATCGAGGACCAAGCAGCCCTCGCAGTCGTGTTCGATGAGAACATCCGCGACCTAGTACGCAAGCATCTGAAAGCGGCGTTGGAAGACCCAAGCTTTATGATACCCCTCAACGGGTTTTACCTATCGGAGGCCGCGATACGTTACTTAAATCCAACTAACCTTAACTTCCAAAATGCAGTTAAAGGCGTTATAACCCAACAGATGAACAAATACTAAGGACACATCATGGCACGGGATTACAGGGCGGAGTACGATAAGTACCAAGGCAAGCCGGAGCAAAAGAAGAACCGAGCGCAGCGCAACGCGGCCCGTGCCAAGATGGCAAAGGCAGGTAAGGTCAAGAAGGGCGATGGTAAAGACGTTGCCCACGTAAAAGCATTTGACAAAGGTGGCAACAACAAGACAGGGTTGCGGGTGGAGAGTCGGTCATCCAACCGCTCGTTCAAACGGGACAGCAAGGGCAACCTCATATCGGAAGTAAGTACGCGGGAGCGTAAGAAGAAATAACCCACTAGGAGCAAACTGTGGAAATCATCGACAACAAGGCGTTGCTCGTCAACGCTCAGGACCCGTCCGTCATCACGGACCATATACATAAGAGCGCCGCTGTTAAAGAAGGCGTGGTTGTCAAATGGGGGCACACCGAAAGCGAAATCCTAGCTAAGCTGGGCTTCGACGATACCCCATCACCTATGCTCAGGTCCTACGAGTGGACAGGTAAGTTCACCCCGTTTGAACACCAGAAGACCACCGCCTCGTTCCTGTCTATCCGGCGCAGGGCGTTTTGCTTCAACGAGCAGGGCACAGGCAAGACGGCGTCCGTCATCTGGGCTGCGGACTACCTTATGAAGCGTGGTGATGTGAAGCGCGTCCTCGTTCTGTGCCCACTTTCTATCATGAAATCTGCGTGGCAGCAGGACTTGTTTAAGTTCGCGATGCACCGTTCGTGCAGCGTGGCGCACGGTTCTGCCCAGCAGCGCAAGAAGATTATCGCCGCTGGCGCTGAGTTCGTCGTGATTAACTTTGATGGGCTGGCTATCGTCAAGGACCAGATCATCAACGGTGGGTTCGACCTTATCGTAATTGACGAGGCTAACGCCTATAAGAACGCGCAGACCAACCGTTGGAAAATCATCAAGCAAATAGTCAATGCGCTTAGCCCGCGTATATGGATGCTTACGGGTACGCCAGCAGCACAAAGTCCCCTCGATGCTTATGGCCTCGCTAAGTTGGCTGACACCCCAAGCTGTCCCAAGTTTTATGGTCAATACCGCGAACAGGTGATGATGAAGGTGACCCAGTTCAAATGGGTTCCTAAGCCTCATTCGCAGGATGTGGTGCACAGCATCCTCCAGCCAGCTATCCGGTTTGAGAAGAAGGACTGCCTTGACCTGCCAGCGGTGACACACATTGAACGTGAAGCGCCGCTCACCCCGCAGCAACAGAAATACTACACGAAGTTAAAGAGCCAGATGCTGTTCGAGGCCGATGGCGAAGAGGTTAGCGCCGTGAACGCTGCCAGCCGGATTAACAAGCTGCTCCAGATCAGCGGGGGCGCAGTCTATACGGATACTGGAGAAGTCTTAGAGTTCGACGTATCCAACCGCCTCAACGTGGTGTTGGAAGTCATCGAGGAAGCCAGCAATAAGGTGTTGGTCTTTGTGCCGTTCACGCACACCATCGAGTTACTGCGCGCCAAGCTGGAGAAAGCTGGTGTCACCTGTGACGTCATCAACGGTAAGGTTCCGGTGAATAAGCGCAGCGACATCATCCACCAGTTCCAGACGCAACCCAACCCGCATGTACTTATTATTCAGCCACAGGCTGCATCGCACGGGCTTACGCTTACGGAAGCAGACACAATCATCTGGTACGCCCCGGTGACAAGTGTCGAGACCTACCTCCAAGCCAACGCCCGTATTGATCGCCCCGGCCAAAAGAACGCCATGACCATCGTGCATATCAAAGGCAGCGAGGTGGAAGACCGCCTTTACAACATGCTGCGTGGGAACATCGAGAACCATAGGCGTATTATTGATTTATATAGACAAATGACGGAGAAAGAAAATGACTGAGACTACAATGTTTGAACGCCCCCCAGTATATAAGTTTAAGCTGGGTGACCGCGTTGAGGTGAAGCCGCGACTCCACCTAAGGGCCACTGGCTGCACCAAGGGGTCATACGCCCTAACCTACCCTGAGGGTTTTACGGTAGTGGATATAATTTCGCCCAACAGACATACCCATGAATACCAGTGTGAACCAATCGTTGAAACGCCCCATTCTAGGACGATGCTTATTGAGGAAAGATATTTGAAAGAGCTTGACACTGTATAGTACAGGGTCTAGAACGAAATTACGGTAAAAGCCGAATAAGGAGCAAACTATGGAAGAACCTGCATCAATTAACGACCTCGTGGCTGCGTATCGCAACATCCGTGCTGCGGTTGCAGCGGAAGAAGAAGCCCACGATGCCAAGCTAAAAAGTTTGAAAGACCAGTTGGAACTCATTTCCACTGAGCTTCTCAACTTCTGCAACGAGCAGAACCTCGACAGTGTCCGCACTCCCGCAGGCACTCTATCTCGCCGCGTCCAAACCCGTTACTGGACTACAGACTGGGACGAGATGTACAAATTTATCGCAGAGAATGATGTGCCTTTCGTCTTAGAAAAGCGTATCCACAACGGTAATATGAAGCAATTTCTGGAGGCAAATCCGGACGTCCTCCCTATCGGTCTCCAGATCGATAACAAGTACGTAATCCAAGTCCGTAAACCAACCGAGAAGTGAGAATACCTATGAGCAACATAACCATTTTTGAAGAACCATCTAGCGTTCCTACGGTGCAGCGTGAGTCTCGCCGTATGGACCGCATGTCCAGCGGTGGTGGTGGAAGCACCATGCGCCGTATCCAGCTTAGCAATGGCCGCACTTTCAAGCGCGTCATCAACGGTGAGCAAATCGGTAAGGCCGTTAGCGACACGCTGGACGTCATCATCGTAGACTGGCTGGTTGAGCCTTCGCGTAAATTCTATGCGGCTGCTTACGACAAAGACGCCAAGGCTACCCTACCCGACTGCTGGTCAAACGATGGGGTTGCGCCAGAGGCAGGGGCCAGCAACAAACAGAGCAATGCCTGTCGTGGTTGCCCCAAGGACGTTAAGGGTTCCGCGCCTAACAATAAGAAGGCTTGCCGCTACGAGCGCCGTCTGGCTGTCCTCGTCGCTGGGGACCCCAGCGGTGACGTATACCAAATCGCTATCCCTGCTGCGTCGTTGTTCGGTGACAATGATGGCAACGTCTATGGCTTCGAAGGCTACAAGAAGTTCATGCTTGCCAGCAAACACGCCCTCGACACGGTGGTAACACGCCTCGTCTACGATACCGAAGCAGACACGGCTAAGGTTGGGTTCAAACCTATCCGCCACCTGACCGCGATGGAAGCATCACTTGTGGACGCAGCGCAGGACGACCCCGCCACGGAGAAGTACACCATGCTGACTGTCGGTGCTGTGGATACTGCTAAGGCTATCGCTGCTCCGGCCCCCGTTGCCGCTATCGCCGCCCCCACTGCAAGCGTTAATCCGTTCGGTGATGATGACGAAGCCGAAGACGAAGCGCCAGCCACCCCCGTCAAACGGGCCGCTAAGCCGAAGCCTACTGCTGAGGTAAAGCCCGAACTGGCGTCTGTGCTTGGCGCATGGCTTGACGAAGAAGATTCGGAAGAGGATGATTTCGCATGAGTATGCGTGGCTACAGCGTACGTGTAGCTGAGGCCATTGGGGAGGCAGATATTAACCTCCTTGGGGTGCAACTTGGGCGAGCTTGTCTCGCCCAAGATATCCCTGTCGCGGAAGTGGCAAAGGCTCTCGGGATTACACGTCAAACGGTTTATCACTGGTTTCTTGGGTTGAGTGAGCCAAGGGGCAAATCATGTGAGGCTATCCAGTCCTACCTAGCTAATTTGGGTTGAGCTTTCTTAAAGAGCAAACGATAAGTGGGGGTTTCCCCACAACGGTGAGTGATGCAATGCAACAATATGATCTCTTAAGCCTCGTGCAGCCAGCGGGGGGCTGGTTCGCTATCACAGGCATTAAAGGGACGGGGAAAGAAGCCGACGTTCGCCAAGAGCTTGTAGCTACACGGGCAGAAGCAGATGCTTTAATAGAGCGCTTCGTCGATGCCGGTAGGAATGTGTTCTTCGGCGTGGCCAAGTACGCAACTGGTGACAGCCGCAAGAAGGAGAACGTCCTTGGTCTCAAGGCGTTTTGGCTCGATGTGGATTGCGGCCCGACCAAAGCTGAAATCGACCCAAAGACCGGACGGCCTGATGGCTACGTGGACCAAAGTGCTGCCATAGCGGCGCTGCGTACTTTCTGTAAAACAGTGGGGCTACCTAGCCCTACCTTGGTGAACTCAGGTGGTGGCATCCACGCCTACTGGGCGCTTACGGAAGAAGTTTCGCGTCGGGACTGGGAGCCTGTGGCTGAGCGCTTCAAGGAAGTGTGCCGCACCCAGAACTTCTATGTCGATAACGCGGTGTTCGAGGTGGCGCGTGTCCTGCGTGTGCCCGGTACGTTTAACTTCAAAGAAGCAGAGCCGCGTCCGGTTGAAATTCTCCATGTGGGCAAGCCGACTCCCTTCGAGGAGATGCGCTCCATCTTTGGGGTCAAGGCGCAGCCAACGATCTTTGATGATGACTACCAGCCGTCACCACGCCAACTGGCGATGACAAACGGTATAGGCTACAACTTCAAACAGATTATGCAGCGCACCGCTAGGGGTGATGGCTGCAACCAACTCCTACACGCGTACACGCACCAAGATAGCCTTGGCTATTACGAATGGTTCTACGCGCTGTCGGTGGCAGCTATGTGTGAGGACGCCGACACGGCAGTTCACATGATGTCGAAGGGTCATCCTGACTACGATGCGGATACCATAGACAGAAAAGTGGAGACCATCCGCAAATCAACTAGCTGCGCCAAGTTCAAGAGCGTCAACCCAGAGCTATGTGAGGGGTGTCCGCACCTCGATAAAATCCTCGGCCCCAAGGAATTGGGTAAGGTCGTCAAAGAATCCCGCGAGGACTTCATCGTGGTGGAGACCGAAGAGGGTGTGGTCGAGCAGATTGACATCCCTAAGTACCCGTTCCCGTTCTACCGAGGCGATGGTGGCGGAGTATGGCGCAAGCCGCCCAAGGATGATGCGGAAGCTGAACCGAGAATGGTTTACGCAAACGATTTCTATGTCGTGAAGCGTATGCACGACCCCGGCGAGGGCGACTCCGCGCTTATGCGCTTACACCTACCGCAAGATGGGCTGCGGGAATTTACCGTCGCTATGTCCAAAGTTACCCAGAAGGATGAGCTTCGCAAGATTCTCTCCGCCAACGGGGTGTACAGCTATGGCAAGCGCTTCGATATGCTGATGGAGTACGTACTCGCGTCAGCCGAAAACCTACAAGATAGACAGAAGGCAGAAATCATGAGGCAACAATTTGGTTGGGTAGACGGCAACAGCCGTTTCGTTTTGGGCGATCAGGAGATGACCGTTGATGGTAATATCTACTCTCCGCCATCTAAGGCCACGGGCAAGCTAGCTAAGTTCATCGGCCCTGTCGGGTCGCTGGATAAGTGGAAAGAAGTCTGGAGCCTGTACGGTGAGCCGGGTATGGAAGCCCAAGCCTTTGCCGCGCTGAGCGCGTTTGGGTCGCCGCTGCTGAAGTTCCTTAACCAGACAGGCGCAGTCATCAACCTGTTCAACTCGCTCTCCGGTACTGGTAAGACCACCATCCTTAACATGGTGAACAGCGTCTACGGGCACCCCAAGGAACTGCGCCTCAAAGAAATCGACACCATGAACGGTAAGCTACAGTGGGTTGGCGTCCTCAATAACCTACCTGCCACCATGGATGAGCTTACCAACGCTACGTCCAAGGAATACTCAGACTTTCTGTACTCGCTGTCAAACGGTAAGGGTAAGGAGCGCATGTTGGCTGGGTCCAACGAACTGCGCGAGAACAATACCACGTGGCAGAATATCACGGTTTCGACGTCGAACTCTTCGTTTGTCGAGAAGCTGTCGATCTTGAAGGATAACCCAGAAGGCGAACTGATGCGCCTCATCGAATACCCAATAGGGCTGGTGGACTCCATCAATACCGCGAACGCCAAAGAGCTATTCGATAAGGTGCTGTTCGCTAACTACGGCCACGCCGGACCTATCTATATCCGCTACGTGCTGAACAACATGGAATACGTGGTGGGTAAGTGCCTTCAGATGCAGTCCAAGATTGACCGTGAGCTTCAGCTTCTTCCTAAGGAGCGGTTCTGGTCAGCGACAGTAGCAGCCAATATCGAAGGTGGTATCCTCGCCAAGAAGTGCGGCCTGATTGACTGGGATATGCGTCGCATTTACGTACACGCTTGCGATATAGTCGAGCGGCTTCGCCAAGATACCAAGGCACCGCTTAACGGTGTCGAGCAGGTTATAGGTGACTACCTATACCGGAATATGCAGAACATCCTCGTTGTGAACGACAAGTCAGACCGGCGCACCAAGCTGCCATCCGCGCCTATCCGCGAACCAAAGGGTGAGTTGCTGATTCGTATCGAGCCGGACACCAACATGATGTTCCTGATTGCCAAGCCGTTTCGGGAATACTGCGTCAAGTACCAGATAAACTACAACGACACCCTCGATAAGCTGGAGAAGCAAGGTCGGCTGCTGAAGCGCGACAACAAGCGGATGTCCAAGGGGATGGCTGTCTCAGGCGATAACGTCCATTGCCTATGGTTCAAGCTGGACCCAGACTTTGTGAGCGTCGATGAGTACGCCAAAGAAGATACCACAACCGATGAACATTGAGGGCATAGACTACGAAGTTGACTGGCGCGCATTCCGGAAGGGCACTTCTTTGTTCTTCCCTTGCCTCCACGTATCCCG